CCCAGCGTTCGGTGGTGACTCCCTGACTGTTAGCAATGCTATCAATAGAGCTACGGATTTCGTCTTCTGTATAATCCCACTCTACATCTTTCGGAAACAATTTCATAAAATCTACCGGAACAAGTGGGTTATTTATTTCAAATTTGTTCGGAAAAGTTTGAGATGAAACATACACCGGACTTTTCATAAGCGCAGCGGCTCCCCCTGCTGAATCAGGGCCTGACTGGTTTAAAATAATTTCCTTTTCGATTTCAAACTGTATATCATCCGTTATCCCAAAGTATTTATTCATGTCATCAAAGTACGGAATCATTGAGACATCCACAGTATTTATGGGTTTGTTATCGTTGCCAAACTTTTGCATACTCATCAAATAGCGAGAAGCTCTACCGATGTACCACTGTCGTGCAACGTCAAATTCTTCCGTACCCGGTGTAAAATTCTTCTTAAAATCGTCTATATTTTTATAGTAATATTGACCGAAATGGTTTAGTTCCATCTCCGCTCCGGCGTCAGTTCCCTCCGTCGATTCATACCGATCTCCAACAGGAACACCCACCTTACCAACAAAAAATTTATTAGAGTCATCCACGTCGCTAAGTAAGCCAAGCGTGTTAAACATGTCAGCTTCAAAGTCAACCGGGTCAGACTTTCTTCCGAAGATATCAATGCTGGGTTTTTCATTTATTTTTGTACGAGCATCACCTATTGCTTTTGTGATAAGACTAGCAGCAGACTGGCTTTTCAAGTCACCCTTGATCATGGCATCAAACATCATGGCCTGATATTGATCAAGCTTATCCCGTTCTGTTTGACGTCTCAGCTTTTCTTCTTCAATGTTTTTGGTAAAGCCGTTTACAGCACCAAGTAAAAATGCAGCAGGTATACCCATTAGTCTTGCTCCTCTGCGTCAACTTTCATAAAGCCTTCGTCTGAATCTTCCATATCCATAGGTCGCATACCTTTGCGAATTCCCTCATTTAAGTTTTCTTTTATGTAGGCAAACATGGCAGGGTTGTTTTGTTTCATCATGGTAAAGAATGTTTTGTCATCCATTTCATTCTTTTCCATCACATTGTCATTTTCAAAAAAACGGTAAGGAACACCTTCTTCTTCCGCCATGTTTGCTATATACAAAGCTAAAGGCCCCTTAATAAGTAAGCCAACATCCGGATTAAATTTGCCTTCTTGAAAACCTTGAAAGATGTAACCTTCAACAAGGGCTTCAACCGAAGCTCCTACCATAAGAAGCTTAACCATTTCAGATTTAATTCTTGGTTTTTTAAGTGTAGCTATTGCTTGTTCCAGAACTACGTCGGGGTTGACTTGCTGGGGAGGTTTCCCCCAAGCCCACTGTTCATTATCTAAAGTTAGACCGTATCCGGGAGGAGCAGCAGAGAAATCATCCTTTGCTTCAATGCTTCCCGGACGAGGAGCTTTCGGATTTATGATCATGTTAGTTCTGGCCTCTCAAGAGATGCGGTACGTCTACCTTGTGCAACGGTAGGAGCTACAGAATACTCGCTGAATAGCGCACGTACTTGATCGTTTCTTGCATTTTGAAGGTTGGCTAGTGCGGTTCGTATGTCAGGGTTGTTATATCCCGACAGTCCTTGAGAAAGCCCTGCACTAGCAGCACCTTGTGCAGGTGATACATAGGTGCGAGTCAACTCCCCCACAGATCTAGGTCTAAGATCTGGAGCAGCACCAAAAGGTCGGTACACATCGTTGTCACTTTTTATTCCTTGAGACTTTATAAAAGCTTCCGCTCCCGCGCTAAGAAACCCCAGCGCACTTTCTGTTTTTGTTTGGGGCTTTTCTTCCTTTGTCAAAAAGGAGGTAACAACCGGAAGAGCCGTTGCTATAGCTGTAAATACATCAAACATTCTGTTAACTTCCTATCCAAGTTGCAATCCAGTTACCAATACCTGCGGCAAGATTGTCTTTCTGTTGCTTGTCGTAAAGTTTTTCGGTGTTAGCAAATTCCATAGCCATGATACCAACTTCGTGGTTTCGCTGGAGCGCAGATTCGCTTTTTTGAAAATTCCAAGCAGCGTTGTCACGATACTTTTGCCAAAAATTATTCAGAGCGTTTTGGCTTGCATTAAACAAGTTTTGAGTGTTGATACGGTTTGTTTCGTTTTGGATTGATGTTTCAGCGGTGTTTATTTGACGTCTCCACTGAACATTTGATTGGTCTATGGCGTATTGCATGTTAGCATTAAACTTGTCACGAGCATCGCGAACTGATGTGTTAAACTGAGCCATAGCGTTAGATTCGCTGGTGTTGAACTGATTCATAGCCGCTACACGGTTGGCGTTGGCAGTTTCTACTTGTGATCCAAGTTGGGCAAAGAACTCTTCAACCTGTATTTCATTTTTTGCGTTAAATTGCTGACGGGCGTTTTCTTCGGCAGCATCTTTGAACATGGCTTGGGTTAGAGCGTTGTATGTGAGTGTGTTAGATTGTTGCTGTGCATTTAAGTTAGCAGTTTCAATAGACAGTAAACTTTGAGCGTTAGTCACGGCACTTTGCAACCTTGCAGAAAGGTTGGCTTTGTCCATCGCAGCGTAGTTAGCAGCGTTAGCTAGTGCCGTTTGTTGCTGGTTGTTTAGATTTTGAAGCTGAATAGTTGCGTATTTTTGTGCATCTTGTGCTGCGATAACAACACCCGATTCCATTACGGATTGTGTTATAGCTGCTGCAGCCATCGAACTAGCACCAAGACCCCGTGCTTGCATAATTCCTGCAATCTTACGAGCAGCCGGAGATGCCCATGCCGGAAGAGGTTTGCCTTCTTCGATGCCAGACAGTAGACTTTCCATTTGGTATTGAATGGTTGCACGTTCGTCAAGTTCTTGGGTAGCAGCTTGTGCAACAGAAGGTGCAGACACTTGACCTTCAATTTGGCTAAAATCAATCTGAGGAGCGGCTCCGATTTGGGCTGTTTCAGCGGCTGTGACACCCGGAGTAATTGTCTTGATTCCTTGAACAACACCCAAGTTAGGTGTGGAAACTGCAGGGGCAACGACTTCAGGAGCCGGAACAGAGACGTAAGTAGGGGTGGTTGCAAGCTGGTCCAAAGTCACACCCGCAGTGGTTTGCAATTCGCTAGAACTCACGGACGGTATAAAAGGTTGAACGGTAGGAATTCCAGCCTGTTGTCCTGCTGCTTGCATTCCGATTTCATTTAACATATCTGAATCGGTTGAAATCTTGTTTACATCTGCCATGCTTGTTACCTACTTCCTTGCAACACTCTATCCAGTTTGTCTTCCAACCTGTGTAATGCTTCCATCAATCTATCCATATCGTCACGTAACTCCACCTTTGTTGCGTAGTCTTCACGTGTCCTGTTCAAAAGAATGCTGAGACGCTTGACTTCATTGCTCAAGCCAACCAAGAACCACGCACCACCAGCTACGATGACACCAAGAAGCATATCAATGAGGTTGGTCATTTCCATAGTTATCGCCAACGTGGCCCTTCAAACCAAGCAACAAGACTGTGCCTTGTGCCTTTTGTAATTTCAGTTACCCTGTGGGATATGTAAGAAGGGAAACAAATTACTGTCCCCTTTGCTTTTAATACTTTAGGCTCTGGGTTTTGCACCTCAAAAAATTCAAAATCACAACCTTCATAATCATTAGGGTCAGATAGTTGTAAGACAAGACTTATCTTTCTGTCAAAGGCGTTTTTCCCCAACCAATCAACATCGTGATGCCAATCATATTTTCCTTCATACTCGGCTGAGTATTCCGTAAATTGAACATCTCCTGCGCTTGTAACATCAAAACCAAAAGCAACTCTATTAGCCTGTTGAGCATACTGCCACAACAAAAGTTTTATGTCTGGGTCTGCAACCCAACTAATATTACTTTTGCGAATATCATTGCTATCGTTGTATGTCGCGCCTTTTTCTTTGGGAACGTCTTTTAACTTTTTAATAAGGGCATCGCATTCTTCTGATGAAACAGTTCCTTGCCACATTTGCCAATTAATTCTTGTCATGTTACAAAACCTGTATAAGTTACTCTTGTGTTTTCTTCATTGCCATCATAAACGACTTCCCCCACTTCGTGAAGATAATGACTTGGAAATATTAACCCTGTATTTTGTTCGCAAGAAACCTTGTAATTAAAATCGTTAAGGATTAAGTCGCCGCCTTTAAATGTTTTAGGCATAGGCCAAATAAGCATTGTTAAAGATGAGCTGTCCCTATGAGGTTTATAATAACTTCCCTTTTTATATTCACTCAACAAAATTTCAAGACTGGTACTTCCTTTGAAATAGTTCATAGTGCTTTTTATAGGAAATTTTTGGTCTTTCATTACTTCATATATTTCCACAAATAGTTTAGAAGCTGGAGAAATAAAAGAATATTCTGGCTGATAAACCTCAGATAAGAAAATACCTTTATTTTCTTTTAAGACATTACCATCATTATCTTTAGCCCCTCCTGTTTTATCAGGCTCATTCATCTTGTCTTTTAGCAGAAAATACTCATTTACTAACTGCTCACAATTTAAATTTGCTAAATGGATGATGTCTTCTTCTTCGGAATATTTGTAGTAAACACCTTCCATAAAAAATTACACCGTAGGCCAAGTGACATTAGACCAAATATAGTCTGTACTAGCCTCATCCCAAGTCTTGTAAGCATTAGGATAGTTAGCTGGTAAGTCACGAAGAGCCTGTCTGTATGCTAGTTGTGCGTCAGTTGGTGTGCGGTCAGGCAATACCATCCAGTCAGAAGCTGTAAGCAAAGCATCACGCTCTGCTCTAAGCATTGTCATTGCATCTTCGCCAGTAATGTCGGCTGGTGGTGTGTAGTCAGCTATTGCGCCAAAGTCACCAGCTACTGCACGATTGTAAATCTCAATACAGTGAGCCTCAACATCTAATGGGTCAGCCGTAAATGGCACATATTCTTCATCGAGATGGTCAAAATTAACCTCAATGTTAATTCTGGTCTTTCCAACATTTGCCCACTTTGGATTTTTTGCATTTGTGTATGTGATAGTCATTAGCTAATCCTATGATAAACTGTAGTTCGCTCTCGGTCATTGCCGCCGTACGTTGCCCCGTGACGTCGCCAAGTGCCAGACAAGGGGTTTGTTTTTGGATCGCCGTCTGCATTTCCGTGTTGGATAAAAGCACCACCGACCGTGCTTCCGGGCGAGCCTGTAGTTGTCGAAAAACCCAAAACATACGAACCAACAGCAGTCGTTGAAGAAGCAACAGGAGTTCCTGATGGCCCAGTTGGTCCAGTAGGTCCAGTAGGTCCTGTAGGGCCAGTAGGTCCTGCAGCACCGTCAGCACCAGCTGGGCCAGTAGCACCAGCTGGGCCAGTAGGGCCAGTAGGGCCAGTAGGGCCAGCAAGAGCCACATTAGCAACTGTTCCCTTTTCCCAACGTGCTTGGTCTACATCGTAAACAGGAATAAGGTCAGTGCTTACAAAGGTCGTATCCGTTGGAAACCCCGTAACTGCTGTGGCTACATTCGCACTATCTGTCACATCCGCAGAAGCCTCAATGCCATCTAGCTTTGAGCCGTCTGTAGCGACATCACGACCATCGACTGTGCCAGTTACGCCAATATTGCCAGTGACATCCACGCCTGTGGCGGTGGTGGCGAGTTTGGGTGAGTTGTCGTGGTACAAAGTTACTGCGCTTGATGTTTGTGCAAGAATAGAGGTCTTAGTAAAGCTACTATTCATTAAACGAATATTGTTGTCTCCGTTTATTCTTAAATCCCCAGTGCCAGCATCTTCAATATAACTATGCGTCCCATCGTGATAAATCTGCAAGTCAGAGCCAGCACCGAAGACGGCTCTGTCGCCGTCGCCGAAGTTAAGGTTAGCGGATGTTGTGCCGCCATCAAAGGTGATTGTGCCTGTTACATCAATGCCGCCAGAGGTGGTGGCGAGTTTGGGTGAGTTGTCGTAATAAAGGTCAACTGCACCATCAGCATTTGCAATTAACATATTTTCACCGTCAGTTTTCCCAAGAATTACTGACGGTCCATTTGTTGTAACATAAATACGGCCTGTTCCACTTTCGGTAAAGTAACTATTACTACCATCGTGATAAATCTGAAGGTCACTGCCAGTACCGAAAATGGCCTTGACATTATCACTGAATGATAAGTCACCTGCTGTCTTGGTATCTGCCGCATCGCTACGAAGAAACTGTGTGCTGTCAAGGCTATCAAGTAGAGCAGCGTTAGATGCTGTACCTGTCAGTGCAGCAGTAATGGTTCCGGCAGAAAAATTGCCACTTGCATCACGGGCAACAATAGTGCTTGCCGTGTTTGCATCAGTGGCATTGGATGTGACTGTGAATGTTGCGCCTTCAGCACTGGCTGAACCAGATAGACCTACACCGCTAACCGCCCCGGCAGCAACATAGTTACCTGTTGTTTTAGTTCCTAGCGCGACCGCATCGTTGGCAATACCAGCGGCTGTAATCTGAGGACCTTCGCCTGTTGTGCCATCGTGCGAATGGCCTGTTGTTGCGTTAAACGCCGCCTGAATTGCATCGAACTCGCCGTCAAGGTCAGAGGCGTTGATTACGTTTCCGTCTGCAATGTTATTAGGGGTGTCGTTTCTGGTGTAACCTGTTCCCATCTTTCTTATCTCCTTCCATTCGTGCCAAATTCAAGGGTAGCGGCGTCGATGGTGAATACTGCGTCTGTGTTAGTTCCTGTGGTTTCGTAAAGAATCGATACGGTAAATCCCGAACCGATTGTTTGGACATCAAAGATGGCCTTCTGTTTCGTCCCGAAAAGAGACGTTCCGTAGATACCAGACCCGTAGGTAATGGATGCCCCTGCATCGGTACTCAAGATTGAGTCTGGTTGGGGACTGTCGGGCTGGTCAAAGTCAAACTTGAGAGAGAATTCGAGGTCGAAATCCCCGTTGACATCCAAGTATGTAGTCCCCTTGTAAATTGTTTTGCGTACGTTTGGGTCGTTTAACGGTACGAACGGAGTAGCAAAGGTTGCTGGGATATCTGTCCCGTCGAACGTGTTACCCTGCTCCATCTGATAAACATACCCGTCAGACCCTCCAAAATAAATCCGCTCCGCGAACCCATCATATTCACTAAAGGTTACAAAAGCTTTGATACCCCGTAGGTCATTCCACGCGATAGTATCCTGTAATTGTGTTCCTGCAATCCCCTTTGCAGCAGCGTTGGTATACCCGGAGTT